ATGTCACTTTGTTTCTACACTATCACACCACAACCGGAACAAAATCCAGTTGCCTACATCGTCCGTCTTTTCTCCGATAAAAACGGCTATTCAAAGCTCATTAATACAAGAGTCTTCCCTGTAACTAATCCCCAAAATCCAAAAGCAACAGAAGAAACCGCTTCTTTATATGGCGAGTTATGCGTTACTGATTTTATGAATCAGGAGGAAAACGCATGAATCGTTCAGCTTCAGCAAGCGCGGAACGCGCTCTTCCTTGTCTAAATAGTAACAACTGCATTGAGACAGAAAACCTTAATAAAAACAATGCAAAGCAAATGCCGATTGGTTATGAAAAATTCCTTCCGAACGAATACAAACCCGAATTTAACGAGTTTTCAACATCAAACAAAAAATCATCATGCGCTTTGGAAATGAATGTACATCAATTCATTGAAACATTCGGCCTTAACCATGTTGGCTTTTTGACTTTGACATTTTCGGATGACGTTCAAGAAGTGAAAGAAGCACAACGCCGTTTCCACAGCTTACGCACCAATTTCCTGAAAAAACATTTTGAACACTACATCTGCGTATATGAGCGCATGAAAAGCGGTCGTATTCATTTTCATCTGATTGTTAATACACGCGAAGATATAAGACGTGGCCTGAATTTTAAGCAAATTCAAGCCCGAAACTACACATCAGCAAACAAAGCACTTCGTCAGCTTTGGCAAATCCTTCGTGAAAACATGGATAAATACGGTTTCGGCCGTTCCGAACTGTTGCCGGTAAAGACCAACAGTAAAGGCTTGGCAAGATATGTGGCCAAGTACATTTCAAAACACATTAACAGCAGACTTCCTGAAGACAAAGGCTATCGCCTAATTCGTACAACCATCGATAAAAAAAGTCTGTGGAAGATTGCAAACAGCAATTTTTCGTTTGTAAGTGCTGGTTCGCGCCTGTGGCGCGAGAAGCTCCAGCAATGGATTATCTGCATTGAGCCATATTTAAAACAGTATGCAAAACATGAATTTAACAGAGAACTCAAAGCCATTACAGAAGAAAATTACAACCGTATTTTATCCAGCCTCATTAGCCCGAAATGGGCGTTTTACAACCGAGAAACCATCATCAATATGTAGCGAAACAAGCAATCGTTGATTTTGGTTCGGGGGCGGGATGGGCGCGAAACCGCACTTGCGAAGCAAGGAGAACGGCGCAAGCCGTGTGTGAGCGCCCCTCCCGTCCCGCCCCCGAACCGTTGAATACCAGCAAAACTGACCTTAAAGAAAGGAAAAACATCATGTCTCAAGAAACCGAACGCCGACAAGGTATTTTTGTTATTGCATCATTTGATCGAATGTTCACGCGTGAACGCAAAAACCAAGACGGCACATTTACCAAGACACATTATGTCGGCCTGATTATCCGTAGCGAAACTGAAACGCGCCTTTGCGAAGTTCGCACCAAACACCCTGAAAAATATGAAGGCTATAAGCCACAGCAAATTGTTTCAATGCAAGTATTCCCACGCGCATTTAAAGACAACATCTATTTTTCAGACGAAGCATAAACAAGATTCAAGGCTTTGCGGTGTGCCTTGAATTGACCCCGAAACACCGCAAAACTTTTTTTCAACATTAACTAAAGGAAAACAAAATGAAATTCCAAAATCTGAAAAACAAGGCGAAGTACGCCCTGGCAACTGTTGCCGTTTCTGCAATGTCTGCACCTGTAATGGCTGAAGGCATTTTGGACACCGTGAAACAAGAAATCACTGGTTACAAAGCCGAAATCATCGCATTGGGCGTCATTGTTGTAGGTATTTCCATTGCCTTTGCTGTGATTCGTATCGGTAAACGCGGTGCAAATCAGGTTTAAGGTGTAATCATGGGTTATCAAGTAGGCCGAATTTGTTACGAAACCGAACAAGAAGCCGTCAATGTCTTGATGACCCAAGTTTCACCAACGATTGACAAAGACGGCGTGTTACATCACGCCGTTTTTGATGGTAAAGCTTGGAAGTATCAAGAACAGACAGTAAAACTTACGTTCCCTCAATGTGAATTTGGCGAATTTGCACAAGCAGGCCGTGAGTTAGGCTATCAGATTGTTTTAATAATGGTTTCATTATTTCTGATTGTGATTGCCGTCAAAGTTGTAGGCATGATAAGCCACAAGGAGGAAGAATGACCCCCGAAACCGAATTTCTTATAGGTATGTTACCGCCTTTTGCGGTAGCTATCTGTTTATACGTCTTAATCCGTAGTTTTCAGTAGTCATAACAAGGCATAAAGCATAGAATCTAATTTTCTGAAACATTTACGAAAGTTAGAAATATGTTTACTCGAATTTATAACCTTGTTTTGATTATTCTTTTCACATTGCACATTTTGGGCATTATTTCCATTCCTAATGAAATTAGATATTTAATGATTGCCTTTTATCTGATTTTGTTAATTTATAGTCTTATGAATAAAAAGACGAATATCAAACGAAATGGAGATGATGACATTTTTGTAATGACTACGAACCCAAATAAACCAAGTCCATCTGATTCAAATATGGAAAAGTTCATGAATGATTTGAACCAATCCATAGAGAAGAAGAAACTAGATAAGATTAAAGTTAAAAATGAATAAATTACTCATTCCTTTGTTAGTTTTATTTACTTCTAGTTTTGCTGTTGCTGGCGAAATTAACGTTAATAATTCCAAGACTGTTACTTATACGAAACAGCATACTGAACACTGGGACAAGAAACCGTGGGCGCGTTCTGTATCAGATAATTCTTATAGAAAATTTCAAACAGAGGCCATGAAGGCACGATATGAGGGTTATTTATCAAAACAGACAGTAAATGCGACTATTGAGGCTTCTGTATCAAGAAAAACCGTTCTGAATGGTTCATTTGCTTTAGTAAAACAAGGCGCAAAACTCGTAGCTTCTAGAGCTAATGTTTATGTAGGAGGTGCATTGCTGGCTTACGAAGCATATCAAGTTGTTAAATCTGATCTTGAATTTGATGGCTACATATGGAATGAAGTCAGCGAAGAATTTTTAAAAGAATGGCCAGCAAGAAATTGTATTGTTACCAAAGACCGTGAAGGAAGATTGCAAAAAACCGCATGTTATGGCGTTGATAGTTCTGTTTTAAGTGCTTACAGAAAAGGCGGTGAAAGCCAAAGAGAAGCAGAAAAACTTATGAAAGGCCAAATGGAAAAATTGGCAGGTCCTTTTTGGGAAAAAGAAAAAATAGCATTGGATAAAAGAAGTAATTCCAAATTTTGGGAATATTATCATTTAGACGAATGTCAATTTAATTTGAATGGTGGCAATTGTAAAGTTAAAAGAGGTAGTGACATTAGAAGTCCATTTTCATTTACTTTATACATGAGAGATACAGAAGTTCTGACAAATGAAAAATTCCTACAATACTTTACCCCATCAATTGATGCAAACCCAATGCCCTTTGTAGAAGGCACTGGTAAACCCGAATATCAAGAAAATATCAAAGTCCCTGCCGGAACAGTCGTTACAATCGGCCCAGTAGAAACGCCTGAAGGCAAAAAGACCTATACAGTAACTTTCACGAATCCAACAAATGGCGGAAGTAGTGAAGCCTCTGTACAGACTAATAATAGCCCTGCACCGACTGGCAATACTGGCGGTAGTCCTGATGGAAATCCTAACGGTAATCCAGATGGAAATTCTAACGGTAATCCAGATGGAAAGCCTGACGGTAAGCCTGATGGTAAACCCGATGGCAATCCTGACGGCAAACCTGATGATAGACCCGATGATAGACCCGATGACAAGCCTGATGACAGACCCGATGATGCGCCTGATGGAAAAGACGGTAAGGACGGCAAAGATGGTAAGGACGGAAAAGACGGCAAAGATGCCCAAGACCTTTGCGAAAAACACCCCGAAGCCTCGGCATGTAAAGACTTAGGAGATACTGACTATAAAGATTTAGAAATCCCTGAAAAAGCAATCAACCTTGAACTGAAACCGCTAGATATATTCAGCACTAATGGCACTTGTCCGGCAAACCCTACGTTCAGTTTAGGCGTATTAGGAACGTTTGATATTCCCTATGACTATTTCTGTAATATTGCCCGATTGCTTCGTCCTATATTGATTCTAGGCACGATCATAATGTGCGGATTCTTTGCTTTTAACGCAGTCAAGGAGCTTTAATCATGTGGGGCAAATTAATTACAAGCGTTTTAATGACCGTTGCAGGAAAAGTTATAACCGCGCTTGGTCTGTCATTTGTCAGTTATGTAGGGCTAAATGAAATTCAAGGCTTTCTGTTATCACACGTTCAAACGCAAATCGGCGGTATCCCATCAGATGCCATGAACTTGGCTTATATCGCAGGAATTGGTGTTTGTCTGAACTGGATTTTCGGAACGTTCGCCTTTGTTGTTTCGCTTAAAAGTCTTTCTAAACTGTCAGCTTCTATCAGTAAAAAATAAAAAGGGTAACGTATGCTTTATTTAATTACAGGTGTTCCGGGTTCGGGCAAGACCCTGAAAATGATTTCAGACTTGATGACACGTCAAGACTTAAAAAACCGTCCTTTATATCTTGACGGCATTCCTGAAGTAGATGAAAAAATCATTCCAAATTTGCCTATTCCTGAAGGCGAAACAATGCAGACGTGGCACAAATGGGCACCGACAGGCGCAATACTCGTTATTGACGAATGTCAGCGCGTATTTAGGCCACGCCCAAGCGGTTCAAAAGTCCCCGATTTCGTAGCAGAACTAGAAACGCACCGCCATAAAGGCATTGATATTTTCTTGTTGACCCAACATCCTCGATTAATTGACAGTAATGTCCGCGCCTTGGTTGGCCATCATTGCCATATCGGTAAAACAAATCTAGGCGTTCGCCGTATGTTGGAATGGGAAAGGTGTGCAGACCCGACATCATCAAGAGACGTATCATCTGCTGTAAAAAGCGTTTATACGTTGGATAAAAAAGCTTTTGGCGTATATAAATCAGCCGAAGAACACACCAAAATCAAAACCAAGCTAAGCCGTGTTGTATATATCTTCCCCGCCGTCCTTGCCTTATTAATTACCGCTGGTTGGTATATCTATTCAAGCTGGAATACTCGGATAGATACAATGAAGGCAGAACAGGAAAAGCCAAAAATTGAGGCGCAAGCCTCAAGCCCTGAAGCGGTGGGGGCGGTTGCTGTTCCAACAGCAAACGGCACCAACGCAGAAGGGCAATACACGCCACAAACGGCTTTTCCTGAACCGCCGAAGCCACATCTATCAGAAGATGACTACAAGCCTAGAATTGAAGATAGACCCGAAACCGCGCCAATATATGACGGCGTAAACAAATCAATAACCGCCATGCCTTGGCCTTCTGCTTGCGTAAAAAGTGATAATGGCTGTAATTGCTATACAGACCAAGGGTCTAAGATTGCGGAAATCAGCAAAAAAACCTGTTTAAGCTATATCAAAGATGGCTTGCCGTTCAATCCTTATAAAGCCAAAAAGACCGAAACAGCAGAAGTTAAAGAAACCGAACAAGAAATAGAAAGGCCACAAGTTTTATCTATGGGCGGTAAAAGTCAACAGAATCTAATGTATGACGGTTATGTTGAAAAAGGAAACGAAATAGGCGCACAAAATGGCGCTAAAACAGGCTCATGAATCCCATCAGGATTGAACCTAAACAAACAAAACAACCGTTAATCAAGTCAGGGGGAGGACGTCCAGAAAGATTTGTAAAGACAGCTTTATCGTCTTTATAAATCTTTTTGGATACCCCTTGACGCTAGCTCACCCAAAAACGCTTTAAAGAAGGGTTGGTGCGGTTTTTTGCGCCAACCCCTGCCACATGGCGAATGTCGCCGAAGGCAAGCAAACGATAAGCTTCAAGCCCTGAATGAGTAAATCAGCCCATTGAGGGCTTGGCGTTTGACGAAACACCAAGTAAAGCCCACGACTTCGTAAGTACGGCCAAGGCGTACAGCTTGTAGCAAAGATAGAAGCGTGGGCTTTCGTACATCTTAAGTTTGAACACTATCTAGGGCAAAAAGCCCGAATTAATAAGGTTAAACCATGTACTTAGGAATAGACGTTTCAAAGCTCACAATAGATTGCTGTTTGATTGCAGACGGCCAAAATCATCAAAAGAAGTTTCAGAACAACAAAGGAGGATTTGAACAATTAATAAAGTGGCTACAAAGTCATAAAGTAACCGATAAGCTCCATTGCGTTTGCGAAGCAACAGGCACATATTACGAAGCATTAGCCGAATATCTTTATTCACGATATACAATTACCGTAGAGAATCCACGAAAGATAAAAGGATATGCGATAGCAGAACTACAACGATCCAAAACAGACACACAAGATGCAAAGTTGATAGCCCAATATTGCCAAGACCGAAAGCACAAATTAAAAGCATGGCAACCACCGGCAAAAGAACAGAAGCAATTACAAGAAATCGCCCGATATTTAGACCATCTGAAACAGCAACGCGCAACAGAAAAAGCCAAACAACACGAAGCACCCGACTACATCAAATCCCATATTCAAACAACTATTTCAAACCTGACAGCACAAATAAAGACAGTCAAAAAGCAATTACTCCAGTTCTACAAAGACAATCCAAGTTACAACAACCTGCGCAAAAGGCTGAAAACAATAACAGGCATAGGCGAGCAAGCGACAGCCGTATTGTTATCAACCTATAAAAGACATGAATTTAAAAATGCAAAACAGTTCACGGCATATCTAGGCCTAGACCCTAGAAAATATCAATCGGGAACAAGCGTAAACGGAAAAAGCAGAATATCAAAAATCGGAAGTTCGGAAATACGGAAAAGCCTTTATATGCCTGCCGTTGTCGCATATCGTTGCAATGCCTTTCCTGAATTTGTAGGCCGTCTGAAAAATAAGGGAAAACATATAAAGCTGATATTAATCGCCATCATGCGGAAACTGGCGGTAATCGCGTTTACGCTTTTGCAGAACGGCCAAGATTTCCAAGTGGAAAGATATAAATGAAAAATTAAACCGGGCTTTCGCCGGCCATTTTCAATTTATTGAAAATAAAACATAAATCAAAACATTGAATATATTCAAAACAAAACAAACACCCCGAATAAGTCGGGGTGCGTATTATTACAACGTCAAGAAATGTAAAGTTATTTGACTGTGCAATACACTATCTTTGCTTTAGCGACATCATATCCATCTTAATTACGAATGAAATACGATTATTAATACCCTACCTCAAAAGGATAAGACACATGTATGACAACAATTTGCTATAATACAAAATTCATCTCAACCCTCATCCAAAATTCCATTTTCAGACGGCCTTTGTCTGTTTATAAGGCCGTCTGAAATGTTTTCCGTCCATCCTCTTCTGCCGAACCATGATTCCATCTGATTTCATTGACGAGCTTTTGTCCAAAGTCGATATTGTCGATATTATCGACGAGCAGGTTCCGCTGAAGAAAGGCGGGGCGAACTATATGGCCTGCTGTCCGTTTCACAAAGAAAAGACGCCGTCGTTTTCGGTCAGCCCGACCAAGCAGTTTTACCATTGCTTCAGTTGCGGGGCTCATGGTTCGGCGATTGGTGTT